ACACCACCGACTGTAACGAGGTATACAGTGGCGCCAGTAAGATCTGAGGTTGGGTTGAATGTCAGTATCTTTCCTGTTGTGTCCCAGGTTTTTGCGCCAGGAACAATAACCCCGGCGGCAGACGTGACAACAACTGCTTCGCGCATAATCTTGTTGTTAAATGTTATAACGACGTTCGCAGCTTTAGCGACATTGGTCGCAGCATCAGCGGGAACGATCGTGGACAATGCCACAGCACTTATTGCCTGTTCCGCAAACAAAGCGGTAACGTCGTCCGGCAATGGAAGATATGGATCTGCTCCAGCAGTGCCAAAAAGAATTGCTTCTAGTGCCGCAAGTTTAGTGGGGTCAACTTTCGTAGAATCAACAGTTAATGACGCCGTGGGTTTCTTTCCAGCAACGGATACGGCAGTTGTTGATATCTCCCAGGAAAAAGTAATAGCTTCTGGGGAATCGTTGATTGATTGGTATGGCTTCTCAGAAGGAGCCGCTTCGGCACCGTAAATCAAATGCAGTTTATACCCATGATCTAAATCATCAACGTCATTTCCGATTGCGGTTTGATAGGCCAAACCAAAGATCGATCTCCTCTGTTGACCTATTGTAACCCCGCTGGCTAATGCCGCAGATCCGTCACAAGCGGCAAATTCATCAGGATAGGTGTATGCTTCTATGGTAGCCCCAAACTCTTCGGCCGATTTGATATTGCCATATTTAACATCATCGGCATAAATAGGGGAGGATTCTGCTCCAGATGGACTCTCTGTTACGGCGGTAAGACCGTTCCAAGCAACACCTAATGGATATGCTCCTAACGAATTTCTAACATAAAGAACTCCTTTTTTAACACCGGTTTCATAAATTTTTTCGCCAACTAAGTCCCAATCAAGTACGGTCATGATAAAACCTCCTTCTAGCTAATAATATAGATTAGATATTGTTTAGTTAATTAAGAATCTCCCAGTCGCTGGCGCCAGTTCCTACAGCCACGGATATATACGCCTTTCTAGTATCCGTTTTAACATGAATTTGTCCGATAAAATCGGCATTTACAGTCGGGGCGGCCGTTTCATTTTTATTCCTCCTTTTAATAATATAAATTGTAAACGTCGTGATTTAGGTTATCTGCCGTATAATGCCGTTCAAAAGTGCACATCGGCAAGCTTGCAATTTTTTCAAGAATTTCGCTGTCGGGGTTTTTATCAATTACCATTATATTATACCGTAATTGATGTGCATACGGTTTATTATTTGCAAACCGTGTTTCCCCCGAATTTCTTGAATAGATGATGCCGGGGTAACTCAACTTAATGGTTTCAGGGGGTTGAAAATAGACGTTTCTTGTTCCTAATAAAGCCTCAAGAAGCGTTTGAAGATTAAGCCTGCTCCCCATTATACACGCCCCCTATCGTTAGAATAAGACGGGGCCTCTGGACTTCTATGCTTGTAACTTTCCAAGAGGCGCCCATCCATTTAACGTACCGTATAGTATGAAAATTTGTATAGGCAAAGGGATCGGCTACAATGCTGATTATATTATTAATTATAAGATCGTCATTGAGATTCTCCCCAGCCTGATATCGCCTAGTGTTTTTTATTACGTCTCCTGAGTAATTATGCTCAGTGATACTCTCTTCCCAAACACCAGGCGCAGTTTCGGTCGTCTCTGCGTAGCCGATTGCTCCATAAAACTTTGCCATTTTGAAGATCCCTTCCTTTATTGTTTACTCGCCAGTGATCTGTTCAACAACGATGGCAGATTTCGGACGAGTCAAGGCGCCAGAGCAACGAGTCTCAAGCAGATACTTATACTGATTGTAATCAATGTCAAAGTCGTCGAACATGTTTATAGCTCCGCCCTTATCGGCGCCAACGGTATAGTCTTTAAGATTGACAAGGATGGCTTTCAGTTTCAATGTCTCAGGCTGACCGTCAACGGTAAAGGTTCTAGTCTGATTCTCCATAACAGGAACCTCAACGATCTTTGCCACGCGTAAGGTAGTAGCTAGTTCGTTTATGGTCGGGTACAGTTTACGACCCACTGTATCTTTGAGCAGCAACATGTCGGTCAAAGAATCACTGTCGATATACAGATTGGGACTGCCGCTACCTTTATAATTCTTACGGGCGCGAACGATCTCGTCGATTATTTCATCGGGATCGTAAGCAGCAGGTATGACCACCTGATGGGCATACATGTCCGCGTCTGTATAGATTGGGCGTATACAAGCGTTGTCGATTTTGTCAGCGGATTCCGCATCGCGGCCGTCACCAACTAGAATTGCCCGGGCAAGTTCCTCATCTAACATTACTCGCATTTCAGCCTTCAACCAGGCAACAACATCAAGATCAGTAATATCGATGATATCGTCCCGATCGAGTTTCTGTTTCTTATAAATGGTAGTTGGAGTGGTTACACGTTTCAGAAGGGAAATAACCTCTTCCTTCTTTAAGGCGCCTTTTACGTAACCCAACGCACGGGCGGTTTCGGCAGTAAGATCAGCAGCAGTGCTCTTAATACGAGAGAATGGCGAATGCGTAGTTCCGGTGATAACGCCATCAACCCACTCCACATTTCTCTGTATAAGTTCGGGATTAGGGGTAACTGTTTTCGCATCCGGTAACAGGAAATCAATATTCTCAATGCCATAAGTTTCTATATGGGCCAGGAAACTCTCTCTAAAAGATCCACATTTTTGGGCATCGGCCAGAATTTCACCGAACTGAGCATGGGTTAAAGTATTAGCTTGAGTCTCCTCCTGGGAGTTGTCAAATATGTTTCTTTTCATTACTTTTCCTCCTTCGTTATAAGCGTGTTTGACCTTTTCGTCCTCTTCGTCGCCTTCGAGAGCCTGGGCAAGCATAGCATAAACAACATTCTTTTGTTTTTCACTTAAAGTGTCGAAGACGTCTTGTACGGTTTCATCTTCGTTCTCATCTTCGTTCTCATCTTCATCTTGGTTAAGAGCATGGGCCAGCATTGCATACACGACATCTTTTTGCTCAGTACTGAAAGTATCAAAGACCTCTCCCACGGTTTTGTCTTCGGACTGTTGAAATTGTCTGTCCGCATGTTTCAACTCGGAGTGAGATAATTCTTCTCCAGTATAAATTATGGCTTCTGTTAAGTCTTCGCTCTCAGAGTCGTCTCCATGCTGAATGATCAGATTATCAATCATGGCCCCAGGATTTGCTCCGCTAAGGACCAGACTTACTTCCCGAATAGCTCCGTGTAAAACGTCTGCTCCTTTCTGTAGAAGTTTATTCGCATATATTGATAGCGAAACAATATCCCCATGTTCGACTAGTAATTTAGCATTTTGGCCAGCTGGACTGTCATTAAACGAACAATAAGTATACACCCCATCTTCACGATTCTCCAATATAGCGTGGCCTAATACGTTGCCTGGGTCATCATGGAGATGTTGCCATACCAACGGAACTGTCTGGCCGTCATTATCTATGAACGCATCCTTGCGTATTGTTCGGCCATCTGAACATTTTAAATTATTTTTTGTGGCGTATCCACTAAAATCATATTTCTTTGCTTTTGACATTTTAGTTTCCCCTTTCGTTTTATGGTTCTTTTGATTCTTGTGTATTTAAGTTCTTATTTTGTAATGCATCAGCTTTTGGATCGTCCGAAGGTTTATATCCAACAATAGACCTAAACTCATTGGATGATAGAATCTCATTTCGTGTAAATTTGTCAGCTATTTCAGCTAAATTATTTACAGGTACGAGTTTAAATGGATCTCTAAAGAACGTCACCGTTTGACTCTGAGTTCTAGCAGTTTTTGTTAAGAATTTACGTCTCATTTCCTGAACAATAGCAGAACAAATCGGTTCTACTGTACGATTATGGTAATTAAGCATGGTTTTCTCATCCGCTGTGCCATTAAATATACTCTCAGTTAATCCTAACTGGCTGTAAAGCATACTCGTTAGGTATGTAATTTGAGACATTAAATTATTGTCGGCGGGTCTATTTAACTGAGTAACTTTTTCAGTTCCATCAGTATAAGCTATACCATACTTCGAGCCTGCTAACTGTTCTTCCATGGACGTACGGCGTTCTTCTGCCTGAGCCTTTCTTGCGGCCGTTTTAATAACATATGGTAATTGTATAATGATGTCAAGTTTCCCTGAACCACTCTGTTCGTCGATGGCGTCCAAAAGGTTTAATTTTCGGATTAAACGTTTCAACGTAGAGTTTGGTTGGTTCATTATTGCATAGAGTGGATTTTCTATTATACAAACAATATTTTTTGGAACCGTTATTTCTTCACGTCGTCCAGTCTGATCATTATATACTTGGACTCGTACGTGCGACGGATACCAGTCAGTTATTTTACCAACACGCATGGATTGGATATCATACGAACTCGACACCTTTGGGTCGATTGTTGTGTCAATGGGCACAATTGCAACGCAACCCTCATCAAACATAGACATTACTACATCTTGCATAAAGGCGCCTGCTGTTTGATCGAGGTTTGCCTCCAGTGTTAAACAATTATTGAGACCTGAGGAAATTGTGTCCAAATATCTCCCATTTTGATCCAACCGAACATGTTGGAAAGAGATAGAAGATACATCCACTGCGATCTGGTTATAGATTGACGCAACCATCGAACGATCGTTCCCGTGGTTTAAACGGAGACGATCTGGACGTATACTGCCATAACCTCCGCCTCCATATGAGACCGTGGTGGGATCTCTATTGAGGAAGGCATTCCAAGCGTGTTTTAACCTGCCTCCCATGGAGAATTGCATCGCTTCGCCTCCTTAATAATTTTTAAGATTCATGGCTTACCCCTCCTAATAAGCTGTCCCGAGGGAGACTCGTCTCCAGTTCTTATCGGCTATTGTGTTAGCTGCGACACATACATACAAATAACCAGTGTCTTTTAATGCATCTCCTAT